CGCCATAGCCCCATCGTGGTGTGGCCTCGGACATTTTCAAAGAAGCACCAAACAGGTCTAATTGCCCGTACATGCTTTCGGATGTATGGCCATAAGTGCCTTGGGTCTTCTTCTCCTTTTCGCTTCCCCGCGCTACTGAACGGCTGACAGGGATATCCTCCAATGAGTCCGTGAATTTTTCCTCGAAATATTTCTGCTGGGAAGGTTTTAAGATCCGTGTAGATAGGTGCGTTATCCATGAGTCCTTCTTCAATCTTCGCTCCCAAGTTGGCGCAGCAGAAGGCTTCGATCTCCACATTAACGACTGTGCGCACATCCACGCCAGCTCGCTTGATTCCCAATTCAATCCCTCCGTATCCGGTACAAAAGCTGATAATGTTTTGGGTATTATCCACACTACACAAATCTCTCCTTGTTTTTATAGTACCAATCCGTGAAATAAGGATGGACATATAGGTTATTCTCTACGCGATGCTTCCAGCTTTCCCTGTGATTCCTTAAACAATACTCAACAAAGTGTGTAGGCACTCCAGGCATCGCTTTCCTTAGTTTCTTCCTATCCTCCCTCTTCGCCACGAGCTTGAGCCTATCCTTCTCATCGTGGTCATAGAGTAATGACTTCTTATCAATCACGGGAATTGCCACCAATTCACCAGCAGTCTTACCAAAATCGATATACCGCATAATCCTCCGGCACTCCTTGAGAATCTTCTCCACCGCTTGGCGAACACAATGAACACTTACGCCAAACTCATAACCAATCTTGCGGTAAGACATGTCATGGTAAAACCTCATCTCCAGCAAAATCCTTTCACTACGCGGAATAATGCGGAATAGATTATCAACCAAATCACTCTGCTCTATCCAACTCCCTAATTGCATTCTCTATCCCTTCCCGCATAGCGATATTCACATAGTCCTCGTCTGTCGCACTCTCCTTACCCCACTTAACCAGCATGGCATGGGTGTCGTCCTCCATCTCCAAATCCATCTCCACATATTCAACCTCACGGGTGTCCTTAATGCGGATAATAGGTAAATCCTCTATACTATCTCCCATACTCCACGCTCTCCCTCGCGTACTCGCAACTCATCCCCTATCCAATACTTCCCCGGTTTGCATCGCACCTTCCCGTGCGTGCCATCCCGAAACTCAATCAATCGTAAAAACTTATTACCAGGGATCGCATACACCTTCGCTAACCGCGCTTCCCCAGGAACCTCCCGCACCTCAACCTTGGGCTTCTTCGCTTCCTCGATCATCGCATCCACTTCCGCGATCTCCTCCTCCACGACCTTCTCCCCGTTTAACTCCCTGAGTTTAAGCACCATCTTCCGAGAGATACGGTTGCCATGAACGCAAGTACGCATGGTGGAACGCTTAATCCCCATCATATTCGCAAATTCATCACGACTAATCCCAACCTTTCGCAAGATTGCCATACATTCCTTACCATCCATTTTTTCCGCCATGTCTCCCTTTTGTAGTTTTTTGTAGCCTAGTCAAATAAAATAATATAAAAAACGCTACATGCCACGAGGAATACCCAAAAAGCTCAAACCCTTTGATGCAAAATTAAAGGACAAAGTACTAACCTCCGCCGCTCGTATAGCCGCAAGACAATCAACTCCCAAAGAAGAGGCACAGAATATGGAACTATCAACACGCCAGGAAGAACACAGGCTACGAATACACAACGCTCTCAAATACGGCATGAAGATGACCGAGCAACAATTCCTCTCAGAAGTACAAAAGAAGCTCCAGCATATGGTCGCAGACTCCCTAAACGACCTACACGATTCCATAGATCAAATACCACCTCAGAATAAAGCCTATGCTGTAGGTATGCTCTTCGATAAACTCATGACCATATCCGGCAGACCCACAAACATCACCGCATCTGCCAATGTCAAACTAGGTTCCTCCGATATGTCCCCCGACCAAGTACGAGACATCCTTAAAAAAGGTGTGAAAAATCTACCAAAAGATGCATCCACCGAAAAAGTCATCGATATAGAAGACGCAGAAACCACAGAGATCCATGAGGAAGTCGATACTAGGACCGAAGATTGAAGCCCTACGCAAACAAGGACTCTCCTACAAGGACATACAAAATACCCTAAACTGCTCAATCGGTACAATCTCCTACCACCTAGGCAAAGGACAGAAGCAAAAAACAAAGAAGCGTAGAGCAAATGTATCCCACTCCACCTATATCCATGTAAAACGCATAAACCACTTTCAGAACATCAAGGTAAAAACCCAGCGTAAATTAAACCCCACACCAACACTTACCCCCCGACAAATGTCCAAGGCCATATCTGCTAAAGCATCCAAGTTCCAAAAGAATGCCGCATTTAATTACAAAGATGTACACGCAAAATATGGCGATCACTTCCAATGCGCACTCACAGGCAGACCACTCTCCTGGAATAACCCACAGGAATACGAATACGACCATATCGTCCCTGTAGCTCGTGGAGGAAGCCCATCCATGGATAACCTCCAAATCGTCTGCACAGACGCAAATAGGGCTAAGAATGACCTAACAGAAGAAGAGTTCCTCGACCTCTGCAAAGAAGTAGTCCTACATGCCGGATACAAAATATGGAAACCATCCGGCTCCTACCACTCCAATAAATATTTATAGGTATTGCGGCGGGGAAGAGTTGTGGCCCTGGTTACTTTCATCGCCTGTCTCGTAACCGCATAAAAGCGAGACTACCCTTTCTGCATCCTACAACATGCATATCTAACGCTACATAACGCTACACACACGGATCGATCCTCGATCACCGCTTCACGCATCCTATACCATGCACGGGGGGTGACTCCAGCGGGGAGGCGAGCGGTGAGGCGCTTATGGCGAAAAAAGTTGTGCGGGGTGTGATGATAATACAGAAAAACGCGGACGCGCCGGCGCACCCCCGCCCCCCCGCCTGGACGCGCAAAGACTTAGACGCGCGGAACGCGAGCAGACGATTCATAGTCTATTGCTATTCCGCTTAGATATCGCAATTGCGGAGCTATGGAACGCGGAAAGAGGGGAGAGCGATGGCGTGAATATGGCGATGGCGAGCGAATCCGCGATGGCGTGGAACGCATCAACATATCATGATGCGTTGATGCGTTGATGCGTGGACTGAAAAAAGGTGAGGTAGAGTAGAAATGCAATTAATTTGCGTTTCATTTGCGTCTTGCTTGCGTCTTGTTTGCGTTGATCTCTCTTGCAATCTGTTTGCGTTAAGCTCTCCCTCGATTTGCTCATTTCGCGTCTTGATTGATTGACTAGCTCGCGAATTGGATTGTTCTCCAGTTTGCGCAATTCGATTGATCCCATGCCATGAAATGGCACTTGATCCGCGTTACGCGTAGGGCGGAAAGCTTGTATTTAAGCGAGGTAAGACAGAAAGTGTAGTTTTATGTAAAGTTTTTCTTGTTTTTGCGCCTTTTGTAGTTTATGGTGGTTTTCAATTCGCAATGATGCGGATTAATGACAAAAGGAAAATTACGATGAAAAAAGATACATACAATGGTTGGGCGAATCGCTCCACTTGGTTGATCAATGTGTGGTACGAACCAACCTACAAATCTGATCTTGATTGGATCAAGGACGAGTTGGAACTAAGAGTGCGAGCTTTATCCGACAGTGAATACTTAACAGATAAGATTCTCGCGGACATGATCAACCTTCAAGAGATCGATTGGGACGAACTAGAGGAAACTCTTGAGCTAGAGGAGTTGGAAGCATGAAGATCACAACTAACAATCAATACCGCCCGATTTTACATTGGGATCAATTAACAGAAGAAGAGCAGAATCTCAGATATGGAATGTATGACGGCATCGAAGAGTCTTCGTTCTTTGAATACAAAGATTGCGTCTACGATTTAAATGATTTCTTGCGAGTCAACGATCATCTTCATGGTAAGGGACAACAACATGATCTGTACGGATGGGATGGGTACTACAATGAATCGTTCTTTTCTTCTGTTGTTGTAAAATACTCCGAATGTGGTGATTCCGTCCGCGTTGGACTTGCAACTAGTTAGAACCATGACTGCGCTTTTACAACTTATCGCGATTTTATGGGGTCCCTACTTGATCGTGGGGGCGTGGATAGCAATCAAACAACTTATTGAAAGGAAATAGAGAAATGAGCTACAAAGAAGAACATCCCGATTGGATCGCGCCAAGTAATTTCCGCTTGGATGAATTGGAGAAATTAGGATTCGAGGATATCTCATGGAGAAATGATGCTTATCCATTTTGGGGGCATTATAAGCATGGATTTACCCTTGGCGTGGATTACAAGAAAGAAATGAGCGATTGGGGGCATTTGTCCGACAAGTTTTATCGCTTCCACCTCTACAAACGCGAACTTGAGGAAGGAGAGAAAGAGCATGAATGTTTGCACGATGATGCGGAGCATATCATCTCGTCCAATTCCTTCGCGGATATCATCAAAGCAATAAAGGAGAAACTCGCATGAACGATTTAGTAAAACTCACAATAGATTATGGCGATGGTCACTATAAAGAAATTGAAACAATGGTAGTCACCAAGGAGAGCAACGCATACGCAACGATGCTCGCATATGCGGAGCAGAACGACTACGCAATCGCGGAAGAACCATTCCTTACTGATTTGGAGAAAAACGCGCTAGAGGTAGCACTTGATTGGGAGATTGAGTCCCTAGAGTGTGAAACGGAAGGCGATTATGCCGAAAAGCTAAAAGCGGTTAAGAGTGCGAAGGAGAAACTCGTATGAGTGATACATTCGACAAGATCGCGAGCAATTTCATTGCAACGCTAAGTAAAGAGGAACTCGATTACTGCACCGATGATATCGAGAAATACCCCGATCACTTCGGATTTGCTGGATTACAGGATTTGATGGATGCGAATGTTGAGCTACTCAATACAATTGAGAAACTTAACCTAAAAGTGCCTACCAATCGCCCTCACTTATGCGATGAAGAAGCATGCGAGTACCTCAATAAATGCATTGATCGCATCGATGAGAAACTAAAGGAGATCGCGAAAGCATGAGTGATATAAAGCTAAATTTTGACCCATCGTGGACAATCGAGTTCACCGATATGGAAATCGATGATAAGGGAATAAAGCTATTCGTAACAGGTCGGGCTAAAGCGTATGCCGCGAGCATGGTAAACCACGATAACTTCAAGGATATTACCTATGGAGAAATGACATCTAAGCACATTGAGTGCGTTGATGATGCGTTGATTTTCTGGATTGAGAGCGATGAGATGCGAAGTAATAACGACAAAAGCATTCAGCTTAACGAGCGCGCCTCGCATGATTTCTTCTCTCATCTTTACCCATCGATTATCGAGAAACTTGAGGAGAAACTCGGATTATGAAGCACGCAAACGAGATATTTCCGGCCGCTCTTGCGGAGCTACTCGCGATTGGCGACAAAGCACGCCAGGAGAGAGAAACGCGGGCAAGGGATACGAGACAACGCGATACGAGAAACGGTGGCCGAGAATCGGCCCGCGTATCGCGTAAACGCGCAAGGCAAATGACTTTACCATTAACTAAATAACAAAGGAGAAAAACGATGAAAACGATAACTATTGATTTAACAGATAAACAGCATTGCATGCTTTCGCGTATCGCGAAGGGAGATAAGAGAAAGGTATCGGATTTGATATACTTAGCGCTCTCTAGAGGTTTCGAGTACATGTTTTTCGAGACTGCTCTGCATATTGAGAAAGTGGATTCCGATTATACTGATAAGGAGAAAAAGCAGATCGCTAAGAATAAGAAGCTGGAAGCATCTAAGGGCTGGAGTGATCTCGATTATGATGAGAAAAGAAAACGCGGATACGAGCATGTCTGCTCCTCTATGAGCAATTACCCTCGCGAGAGTGACTTTATGCCTGGATTTGCAGAATCGCTAGAGAGAAACGCAACTGAAGGATTAAAGGAGGACGCATAATGGAAGCGACAAAAGAGAAAGCAGAGTACGGAATTTACCACTTGATACTCAACAAAGACGATCAACTATCAGAGCATCATATCGGGATAGTGGCTAAAGTTTTAGCAGATAATCTAGACAAGCTCCGCGAGATCCTCGCCAAGGTAGAGGGGGGTGAGGGATGAGAAGATTAGATTACCCTTCCGACTATGCTCGATTATACGATGATCTTTTTAATAAAGGGGAAAGAGATTTCTCAATTAAAGAGATAGTACCAACAGGGAAAAAGATCACTTACTACCAAGGTTCCGGCACAATAGTAAGAAAGTATAAGGTGACCTTGAGGTTTACCGCAGACGGGGATCATCAGTATAAAGATAAGTACTTAAAAGTAACATGGAATAAATCAATAAATTGCAACTTTGAAACCTTTAAGCACGATATGAACGGAACTGATGTTCCGAGTATTTGGGAGCAGGTCAGGCACAATGTGCAACATGATTGCAAACTGCTAGAGGGAGGTGAGGGATGAGCGAAGAGAAATACCTTAAAATTCAACAATGGTTGCGGAAGCGCTACACCAAAAACGGAGTACTCACTATTGATGTTGGTGGAAAGCCAACGAAGTATAAGCGCTTTGAGGAATTAGCATGGTGTAAATATATGCTCAAAGGTTATCGATGGATGGAGATGACTGATGGTTCATGGGAATTGTGTTCTGTTAGTCGATCAGGTTTAACCATGCCATGCAAGCCATGAGCAAAACTGACAACGATATGATCCCGCGTCTCGCGCTTGGGCTGGCCATCTTCGTGGCCATGCGTTTCGCGCCCAGGTTGATCGCGTGGTGGAACAAGAGAAAGGAGACGATATGAACATTGACGAACTTATAGAAGCGCATGATTTGCTACATATTGCAATTTGTGAAAAGAGAAACGGTGAGGAAAGAGATGGTATTTTACTCGATGGCCTCAAGATATTAGAAAAATTCATGGGATGCATCTATGAGTTAAACGAAACAGCAGAGGTTTACCTGGAGCCTGATAATATCCAGCAAGCAAACGCACTTATTCGTTTAGGTTATGCAGAGATTGATCCCAATGATGAGCGTAAAATCATTAAGAGAAAGGAGAAAGCGATATGAGCGAATTAATATGGTTAACTATACCCCATCAATTACCGCCCGTGGCGGTTTGGTACGATAATAAGGATAAACTGATCGAAGCACTCAATGAACATGAGCTTTGCGATGATACGAGAAACACTATTGATGACTTCGATGAGTTAGTGGATGAAGCATCTATGAGTTACAACTCGACAAGGATTATTGATCGAGATGACTACCAAGCACTAAGGTCAGAAAATTATAACCAGCTTGGGAATCATCAAAGATTTAAAGCGCAAAGAGAAATTGAGAATGTGGCAGAAGTGCTGGGATGGGAGAAATAATCTTCAACCCCGTACCCCTCGTTAAAATCGTTTTGATTTAAAACATGGGTGTTACCCCTCGTAAGAGATAAAAACGCCATATAACGCCTCGTAGGGTAGCTTACGGGGCGTTTTTGTGTATTCATGTAGGTTGTTGTAGTTCACCATAGCGCCTTCTTGATCTCTTTCCCATCATTCAGCACAGGAGAAACGGAAAGATTGAATCGCCCACTCGCGGGAGCGAAGTCCATCTTCGTGGCCATGCTTTCCCCATTTCGGTTCTTCGCCACATTGAAGTGTATCTTTCGTAGGTTATGGTCCTCTCCGTCATCATCGCGGGATAGGAGAAACACGCAGTCAGCATCTTGTTCGATGGATCCACTCTCGCGGAGGTCCGAGATCACCGGTTTACGATTCTGCGATTCCAAGGCTCGATTCAATTGGCTAAGTGCGAGAATCGGAACATCTAGTTCCATCGCTGTTTGCTTGAGCGTCCGAGAAATGTGGCTCACCTCTTGCACGCGGGAGTCATGCCCAGGTGCGGAGAGTAGCTGGAGGTAATCGACCACCGCGAGGCCAACCTGGCCTTGGATTACCTCTTGGGCGAGAAACGCACGGAAGGAATCCACCGTGGCCGAGCTATCATCCTTGAATGTGATGGGCCATCCACGCATACGGTTCTTACTTTCCTCCAGCTTTCGCCTATCCTCCGCAGTAAGGTCACCCTTTTGGCGCGGGCGGGCAACGCCACTATCGTGGCAGAGCAACCGCCCACTACATTCTGCGGCTCCCATTTCCAAGGATGCATACGCTACCCGCAGTCCATGCTTCGCTATTCTATGAGAAAGCTGAACTGCGAAGGCGGACTTCCCTACTCCCGGACGGGCGGCTAGGACATACAACGCACCTGGACGGAATCCTCCGCCAAGAATGAGGTCGAGCTTATTGAATCCTGTGGATACCGCAGAGGAGTCTCCAGCATCGATAGCAAGAAACTCCGAATATGCTTCGTTGGCGGCACTACCCACCTTTACTTGTCCCCTACCCTTGGTAAGAGCTTTGGCCACCCTCGTGTTAAATCCGCCAGCGATTTCCTCCGCACTCTTTCCCTCTTTGACTTCGTCCTGGGCATAGAAGATTGCACGCTCCACGCTACGGAGGTTCCGTGCTTCCACCAGGATATCGATATATCGATCAATCGATCCACCGCCATAGGACTCTGCGAGTTCCATCGCTTCCATCCGATCATCGGGCAGATGTATAGCCACATCAATTTCATTGATCGGGCTATGGGTAACAACGAGGTCGAAGATTCGAGAATGCAGAGGGTTGACGAAGTCATCCGCGGTTAAGCGCTCTATCGCTTTGGAGGCGGAGCCTCCCGCTTCATCGCGCAAGCATGCAGAGAGTACTGCTTTTTCTGCTGTTGAGAAATCCATCAGATGACTTTCTCGATAATCGAGGATGTGCGTCTCGCGTTAGGGAACTTATCCGCCAACCACGATCTGCACGCATTGCGATAAGTAGCTATCCAATCAGCATAGGTGTGTCCCTTACTTACCGCCCAATCCGTGAACGCGATCACCGCTTTCTCGTGATCGAGTCCAGCCGCCTCGGATATCTCCCGTGGTGGATCAAAATCATCGGGCAATGAATGCTTCTGTTTTTTCCTCTTAGAATTAGCACAATCATTTCCACGATTAGTGGAAGCATGACTATTGTTAGGAGTTAATCTATGATTAACGACTACTTCGCGCCCGCGCGAGGCACGCCCCAAATACTCCACTAGAAGTGGAACAATGGTGGAAACAGCAGACACGCCAAAAGTTTCACAATACTCCTCTAAATCATCCTTAATCCACTTAGGAATCTTGAGTCTCAACTCGACTTTTTCTGTGTCTTTTTTGTTCATTCACCACCTCCTAACAAGGCACAAAAGACCGCAAGTAAGAGCCATAAAAAACCCGCAATGGAGGCCACAAAAACAGCCCCATACATTATCATTTCGTGTAGCTTCATTAGACTAAATGATGCCTCAGAATGAGAATCGCATCTGCTGTTTTGAGGGTTAATCCTTTGGTGTTTGGGAAGAACTGCTTGGCGTGGTTCATCAGTACTTTCTTACGCTTATCTCCTGACAATCCTGACAGCCCACTCAGCCCCTTCTGCCACTCCTGTGGACGCACCAGGGTGAATGGGATCTTGGCCATACGCATAACGCCTTCCAAGAACCCGCAACTCTTTCCGAGCTTGAACCCAACCGAGCTAGGTATGTTCCTACCAGCAAAGGGCGGGACCAACTCGATGACCGCCTCGATGCTCGTCACATCGGGGTGGTCCACCAAGTCCTGGATGTGTTCCACAAACTCGAAATCCTCATCCAACCTGTGCAGATTAATACTGCGGAGTCCGCCCCAAGCGATGGCATAGCCACCACTCTTGCCGGGGTCTATTCCGATAGTGATCTTCATCCTTCGCAATTCTCCTCGAAATGTATGCACACATCAGGGTCCGCCACGCAGTCCAGGTTCTCACCTTTTAAGTGGGCCACGATCTGACAGCACACGCATTGCAACACATGCACCGCATGAACTAAATTCTCGTCTCCACCTTTCACCTTACTCAACGCATCTGCTGAGTTTACCAACGCTGTTTCCATTTTATCTATGCTCATTCTTCGCCAATCTCCTTTTATTTTTTCTTTCGTTATGTTCCTGTACCTTTTTTGTGTTGTACTGCTTCATCGCACCAGCCATGTCCGCAATGTCGTACATGCGTCTACTCCCAACATACTGAGAATCCACCTTGAACTGATTCAAAATCGAATAGATGAAGCTACGACTCACACCGAAGTGTTCTGCCATCTCCTTGATCGTTAAGCGGTTACGCTTGAGGTTAACACGCAAGTCAACATCGATCTGAGTTACCTCATCCGTGTAACCTGGGTACACACCGCTGGATACACATTCGTTCCAAAGTGTACACGCCTTGTACATTGCATGGGTTTGTTTCTCGATCTCTGCCGCAGAAACCTTATAGGCCGCAGTCAGATAAGGAGCTTTTTTCTCCACCGCTAAAAAGATAAAAGTGTTGGGCTTCTCGCCCGCCAATTTTAATCCTTCTAAGTACCACGCTACTTGGAACGAGTAACCAAATTGGCGCACACTCTTAGCGAACCCACGCTCACTTGCATCCATTGTGCTTTTCAGATCAATCACCACACCCGCGCCGGGAGAGTAAAGGTCAGGACGAACCTTGCACTTTACACCCTCGCACTCAAAGTAC